AGGAGATTTGTTAAATATGTACTAGCCATTAGTTAAATTGTCCTCCTCCTGTTGCACCGAAGCTAGAAGTTAAGCTAAATGCTCTATCAACTGTCTGTCCTTCAGCGTCTGTAATTCTTAATGTAAAATTGTAAGTAGTTGGTGTTGTAGAACTACCTCCAAAATCACTTGTTGTTATTACACCATTTGAAGCTAAACTGCAATTAGCTTGAGATGCGTTTGTTAATACAGATGTTACCTCTGAAAAAGTAATTGAACTATCAGAAGACCCAGCAACTGTTGCAACTGTTCCTGAAAAATTACCAGCAATCGTACCTAATGATCCTGCGGCTGTACTAAATGATGGAGCTGTTGATGCAGTAATAATATTATTTGTACTTCTTCCAGCATTACCATCTGGATTTTCTATTCTAACAAAATAATTACCTGATGCTAAAGTAACATTTACTTGAAGTGATGTTGCACTTGTAAATGAAACAGTATTAGCAACTGTTACTGAACCATCTGTTTTTATAAATTCTACTTGGGGTATTGATACAAAATTAGTTCCTGTAATTGTAATAGTTGTAGCTGTAGCTGGAGCTATTGTTTGTGATACATCTGCTACTGTTGGTTTAGTTTCTGTTGCATCAATCCAAGATAATTGATTTGTGCTTGAACCATTACTTGCTAGAACCTGTCCATTTGATCCTGTGTTTTGAGGTAATATTAAAGTGTATGATTGTCCAGCAGAATGAGGTGGTGCTTTTATTTTTACACCATGAGTATTAACATGGCAATTTAATTGTATAGCTCCATCAACACTCGATCCATCACCTTTTACAATTAGTGTTGGTGAAGGTAAGCGATCATTATTTAAAGTTCCAGAATTTATATTAGCTGCATTTATAGCTGCAACATTGAATGTTCCAAAAGCAACTGCTTCAACTATATCACCATTTGCTAATGCAGATGCAAACACAATACTATTTCCTGAAGATACTGTTACATCTGTGCCATTAACTTGTTTAACACCATTTAGATAAACATCTATAAATCCTGCATCGTAACTTAAAGCAACACCATTGGCATCGTTGCCTGATAAAGTTGTAGGTGTACCAGTAATATTAAATTTGAACCTTGCCGAAGTCCCATTGACGCTGCTCCCCGCAGCACTCCACCCAGATGATTTATAAACTTTAAGTTCATTTTGGGTCGTATCAAAATATAAATCTCCAACATCTAAACTAGAGGTAGGAGCAGAAGATGCAATTCTATATGTATTAGCAAAACTATTTACTGATGATAAATTAGATGCAACACTATTTACATTTGTAATAGAACCACCAACATTGTTCACATTTGTAATTGCACCAGCAACAGTATTAATATTTGAAGCATTTGAATTTGCTGTATTAATAGCGGATACTGCTCCAGCAACAGTTGTTACATTACTTGAAATACCTGCTACTGTATTAATGTTAGTATTGTTACTAGCAACTGTATTTATATTTGTATTATTACCAGCAACAGTATTAACATTAGATATATTACCACCAACTGCATTTATGTTTGAAGCATTTGCAACAGCAGCATCAATATTTGATTGTTGGGAAGTTGTTGGAGTTAATTGTTTCCATTGTGTATTACCTAAATCATACACTTTCATTACATTATTAGTCGTATCGAAATATAAAGCTCCATCTGCTAAAGCGTTTCCGTCATTATCAACTGATGGATTGCTTGATTTAGCTCCTAAAAAATCATCATCAAAAGTATCTAAAGCAGCTTCGGCTGCATTTTTTGCATTTTCTGCTGCGGTTGCAGAAGTAGCGGCAGCACTAGCTGAATTAGCTGCGGCTGTAGCAGAGTTAGCAGCATTTGTAGCTGAAACAGCAACTCCTGATCCATCGATTGTAGCATCTAAAACATTTCCCGTACTATCAAAACCTAAAAGTTTTCCAGCTCTAGCAGTTGCATCATCTGTTATTTCTGGAGTTGTAATAGATGTTGTTCTTGAAACTTTAATTGATCTATCTAATTCTTCTTGAATTTGTTGAATAGTCATCATAGCTCTATCCAATCCTTCTTCATGACTTTCAGCAGGGAATGGATCATTTGCTATGTAATCTATTGTTTGTGTTTGTGGTAAATTTCTACGAATTACTACTGTCTCTGTGTTAGTTGGGATATTACCTGATGTGAAAGTAATTGAACCCCCGGAGCTATTACCAGCACCAGCGACAGTGTAATGCGTAGTGATTGTTTTTACAGTTTCTGTTCCAGACGAACTTCTTATAATTACCTGTAAATCAGAATTAGCAAAAATTTTAAATGTATAGTTGAAGGTAGCTGTTGATCCATTACCTGAATAAGAATTTTTTATACTTGTACTTGATATTGTCATATTGCTCTAATACTCCATCTTGCTCATTTCAGCAAATCATTTCCTTCATAACCTATAATTCCCTCTAGCACATTTCCACCTATTTTAACATCCTCCATGCCTTTTCTTGGATTATCAATTCCTCTTATATTATAGACTTTTTTACCATAGTAACTATTTAGGTGATACTTTGATATGTCTATCATAGCAAACATGAACTTTTTTGTTAAGTCTAATTTGTCTTCTGGTGTCAAATCTTTTTCTTGAACTTCTCTAATCATATCTTCAAGATCACCTATAGCTTTTATAGCTTTGATTAGCTCAATATCTTTTTCATTTTGAAGACCTACCTTACCGGATAATATATCGTCTAGCATATTTCTTTCTTCTAAAACTGTTTTTGCTTTTAGTCTCGCTTTAACAGGCTCATATAATTCTTTTACCTCTGTTATTGGAGCTGCATTTCTATCAGGATATTTTATAAAAAAGGCTTTTAATATTGGATATTCTCCAAGCATTTTTTTTCTGTTTGCTTGTCTTTCTGCTAAACCTGTAGCGTATTGAATTTCATCTAAAGCAAATGTTATATATTGACCTATAGAACCCGTAACACCTCTCCAAGCATTTTCTAAAACTAGAGGGGAACGCAGTTTAGAAAAATCATCTTTAATTATATAACCCATGGCAGCAGCAATTTTTTTTGCTGTTTCGCTAGTATAAGAAGTATATTGATATTCACTTGGTATGCCTTCCAAGAACGCAGGTATAACAGGCTTATCATAAAACCAACTTTTATTAAAAGTAGTTTCTATAAATGGTGTCATAGCAGTTGGCACTGGTAATAACTGTTTTAGTGTAGTTTGTAAAAATTGATTTTTTAATTTTTCAAATGCTTTTGGGTCTTCATCGATATAGTAATCTAAAAATCTTTCTACGCCTGTTCCAAATATTAAACCTAATTCAAATGGTTTTGGCACTGGATAATAAGTTCCATTTACTTTAATATGCCAAAATAAATCTTTCCTCCATTGTGGTAAATCTTGATAATCTGGATCATCATGATTTTGAAACCACAATATAATTGATGGTAAAGAAACATATAAAAAAGTTTTTGTTGCAGTTTGTATAGGTCTATCTTTAAATGCTTTTACAGTTTGATTTAAACCTTGTATTCTAGCGTTAAAGAAAGCTGATAATTTATTTGCACCTTCTATGGATGCTCCCATTCTTCTATAATCAATAGGATTATCTCTAGTTTCAACAGCAGCTTTTTTTATAGCTACCTCTTCTGACATACCTTTTTTTATATTTCTTTCGTATGCTAATTTAAAATTACCTGATCTATTTAATCCTTCTGAAAATTCTAAATATACTCTAAACATTTCAATAGGATTTTTAATGACATTGATTGCTTTGGTATTAGTAAAATGTTCTCTTATCGATTTATTAAAATATGTTCTATCAAGAGTAACTAGAGAGTTTTGTAATGCACCTGATTTGACATATTTTTCCCAAACAGGATGATTGCCAAACTTATTTCTTAAAGGTTTTATCATCATTGCCGAACCCATCATTGTTTGAAAAAAAGGCGGATACCAACCTTTACTTAATACAGCAGATTGAAAAGCATCTCTTTGAACATTGTTATACATAAATTCTAAAGCACCCGTTGCACCAGCTCTTAATGTTTTTGCTGGTACAGCTAAAGCGTCAGTAATGTTGCCTAATAACCATGTGCTTTTACTGAAGTCTTTTAGGGGTCTAGCAAACGCCTCGCCTACTTCCCATACTTCTCTTTTAATTTCTGTTTTACCTTTTTTTGTTTTAACTTCTCTATAAACTACAATCTCTGTTTCTTTTAAAACACCTTGCTCTTTTCTAAATATAGAAAAATGTTCTAAATCTTTTTCTCCTAGCTTTTGACCTTTTTGTATTATTCCTGCTTGTTCTAATTCAGCTCTTGTAACCTGTGTTCGTATCGTTCTCATTTCACTTTTTTGAACTTCAGGAAATAAAGTCTTATCTAATTTTCTAGCATCTTCTACGAACTTTAAAAAATTATTGTAGCTTTGATTTCTTTCTGCAATCTGAATAAATAAATTAATATTGTTATACATTGATGTAATAGGATCAATTATTTTTCTATCACTACCTTTCATTTCTTTTACAGGGTTAAAAGGATTTTTTACATTTTTAGAAAATTGTACTCCACCATCTGTATCAAGAAAATCTCTGTAGAAAGGTGTAAAGTCTTTATTCATTTCTAGTATTTTCTTATAAACAGCTTCAGGCATTATTTTAGCATCAACTAAATATTTTAATAATAGCTGTTGATTTTGTACTGCCTTCTTTTGACCAACTTCAAATTTGTCAAACATTTCTTTAACAAATTTTTTTGCAGCAGGAATATCAACACCTGTTTTAATACCTTGAGCATTTTTTTCTATTGCTCTTTTTGCAACCAAGTATCTTCTAAAGTCTGCAACATCTTTTTCACTTTTTACATTCTCAAATGCTTCACGCATTGATGGTCCAACTTTTTGTTTTGTTTTAAAATCTAATGCACCTTCTCTCATAAAGAATTGTATTTGACCTTGAATACCGCTTTCAAGTTGGAAACTTTCATAAGGAGTTATTTCTTTTTCAAATAACTTTTTACTTCCTGCTCTCTTTTCAACTAATTTTTCTGCTCTTTTAAAAACATTAAACTTATCTACAAAGTGATAAAAAAAATTATCAACAAAGTCTGTTGATCTTTTAGGCATTGGTCCTTCTTCTGGATTTTTTATGCTTTCATCAAGTTTTTGTCTAGTTTGATCTAACTCTTTAGGCTCTTTATATTCTTTTACTTCTTCTTTCTTAAATCTTTCGTTACCTACTTTATCCATGTTACGATAGTTGGGTGGTACATCATGTATATCTTTTAGCTTTGAGTTCATAAAATCAAAGATACTTCTGTCAACAAAACCTTCTTCTAACATTTCTATTGGCTTCTTACCTGTTTTAGAAACCATGTTATCTAATTTTTCTTTTGCTGGTTTGATGTTAAATGGAGCAAACAATAAAGAGGTTACAGCGAAGTCTTCAGCAGTAGGTAGATCATCACCTAATAACATTCCTGTTCCTGTAAATGCAGTAGATTGTGTAAGAGTTCTACCTAATATATTTTTTTGTAAAGGAGCTGCAAATTTTAAACCCGGAACTGCATACGCAGCATATAGTTTGGCAGCAGTTTTACCACCTTCACTTAATCCTTCTTCAACAAAAATATCCCACCATTCAGACCAACCTTTTACCTCTCCTCTTTTAAGAGCTTCAGTATATACACCTTGAATAGCACCTGCACTTAATCCACCGCCTATAACTGCACCACCCGGTCCTCCAGTAAATCCTCCTACAACTGCACCCGGAACAAAAGTAGGAAGTTCAGCAACTAAACTAGTTGCACCTTCAGTAAGTTTCTCTAAAAACCCTGTGCCTTCTATTTCTTTGTAATCTGTATCTAATCCAAACTCTCTGTTTGAATGATAAGCAATCATTTTATTCAAACCTGATTGACCTATAGCTCTTTTGAAATATGGTAAAAATTGATAATCTTTATCATCTCCTAATAAAAAAGTTTGTATTCTTTCATGAATATTTTTTTCATCAGCACCTTCTGTAATATCTTTTTCAATTTCTGCATTAAGATTAGACCAATATAATTTTATATCATTTCTTGTTTTAGTTTGATCTATATTTAATTCTTTATTAATTTCATCTTGAGGAAAGTCAGCATCAATCATATTTTGGATTGATTCTTTTTTAAATCTTTCTATTTCATATTTAGGAACTCCAGCTTTCTCTGCTTCTAATATTCTTTCAGCTATTGTTGGCATAGTAACTCCTATCCAAATGGTATGTATTCAACACCATCTTTGGTTTTCTCTTTTATTTTTTCAAATGTTTCATCTTGTTTTTTTTTCTTTTTATATTCTTTATTTTTTTGCTCCCACTCTTCAAAAGTCTTTGCTCCACTATCAGACCAATTTATATTTTCATTTGTATTTGCTCCAGATTTTTTAATTATATTTGCCTGTATTTCTGCTTTATTAGGCATATAATCATTTGATATTTTACCTAAATAAATAGGAGAATTTACTTCAAATATAGCATTTCCTGATGGATTATCTTTTCTATATGTAAAATATGCTTTATAAACATCTTTAGCAAAAGCATTTAATCTGTTATCTAAAGTAGGATCAAACATATCTACAACTTGACCACCCTTTATGTAAGCTGAATGTCTTTTTATTATTTTTACAATTTTTGGTAATTCTTCCATAAATTGTGTGTTTTGATCGTTTTGAAAAATTACTTGAAAAAATTTAAACTCATCTGTTGTAAGATTATTATTTTCTGTACGATCTATAATTGACAAAGGTTTTGTTTCACCCGGTAATGTAAATGCTGTTGAAACATCTTTTACTTTTCCTTGAGCTATAATATCCTGAATATTAACCATCATGATTGCATTTTGTATATTTTTTCTTTCACCTGCTCCAATTTGTGTAACAATACTTATTAATTTATTTTGTTCATCGGCTTCAAATTGATTTTGTGGAGAACCAAATTCAAGTTGTATTGTAGATAAAGAAAGATTTTCCCAAGAATTACCAGAAAGCATATTATAAACATTTCTTTTAATTTTATTACCACTTTCTTCTATTAAATTTTTATTTCGTACATTTATTTCAGATGTGTTTAAACTTCTTTTTGTTCTTGCAAATTTTATTATTTCAAGCTGTTGAACTTTAGGTAAAGCATCCCATGCTTTTTGTTTTTGTGGATCAAAAAAAACACCCTGTCTTATGTTGTCAAATGCTTTGCTTAAATCTAATTGAGTTGTTTCATTTGTTATATTAAGTGTTGTTGTAAAAAATTCTTTATTAAGATCAAGTTTTGTACCATCTGCTACCTTATCTATTTTAACTAAATTTTCTAAATCTACATCATCAAAAAAACCTTTCTCCCTTAATGCTTTATATTTATCAGGATCATTTGTTGCAAGATTAGTTCCGTAATTTTCAAGACCAAATTTAACAAATGCTTCTTTCCTTCTTGATTTTACTCCATCATCAATACTGGTATTAGCATCTATTCTTGCAAACACTTTTTGTTTAAATGTTTCGAGATAACTTTCGCCAACTGTAATTAACATTTGTGTTTCTTTGTTTAAAGTATCTTCATCTATTTTAAGAGTATCTTTAATTAAATTAGTTCTTGTTGATTGAATAGTTTTATTTTTAAGTAATCCAGATGTGGCATAGAATTTTTTTTCTAATGCTTTAGATGTAAAACGATCTACATTTTGATTAGGTATAACATTTGTTTGAGCATAATTCCAAAGTGAATTAACTCCATCATCAAATAGTTTTGCAGCATCAGAGGGTGAAGAACTTTCTTGTATTTCACTATTGATAGTTAGTAATCCTTTTTGAACTACATTGCCTTCTTTATCAACTTGATCTGCATATAAACCATTTAAAATTAATGCTGCTTTATTGTCAGCCTCTAATTTTTTTTCTTTAATATAATAATCTTGTATGCCTTTTGTAACTGAAGATAATGCAGTTCCTATAGTATTAGATAAAGGTATTTGAACATTTGTTTGAACACTAGGAGCTTCTGCTGTTATTCTTCCTTCTGCTGTAAATGTAGGTATCTTAACCAAAGTAGCCTCCCATTTTCAATAGGCTTGTTCCAGTATCAGAAACAGTTTTAAGTTGAGCAAGTTTAGCAGTTTGCATTGCAACATTACCTTTTATCCTTGAGAAAGCTGCTTCTTCAAATTTTTGTGCTTTACCTATTTCAGCATTATAATTAATTATATCTTTTTGTAATTCAGCTTCTTGAGCATTAGCAAGTCTTATGTTGTAAGCAGTTCCTGAAGAAACATCTACACCTGATTTAGCTAAAGCTACATCTTGCTTACCTACAAACTTAACAAAACTTTTATCAAATTGTGCAATATCAAATTCTTTTTGTTTATCTATTTGAGCAGCTTCTTGTTCTTTTACTAAAGCATTTCTATCATTAACACCTTTGTTATATTTACCTATAGCACCTTGTTGTTGATAAGTTGCTAATCCTATTCCACCTACTATTACTGGAGCTACACCCATTAAAATATCCTCGCATATCTATAATGATGGCTACCATCAATACCATAGTATTCCATCAAGCCTTCATTTTTTAAACCAAGCCATTTAGCAAACTTTAAACCAATATCAAAGTCAGCTCTCACTGCTGTTTGAACTCTTTTGATTTTATTGTTCTCTGCTAAAACCTCAAAATTTTTTTTGATTGCTCTAGCAATGACGATAGGATGTCTCCACACATCCTGCGTTGCTAACACCCAACCTTCAGCAACACCCCCCCATAACAATTTCATTCCTGCACTAGCAACAATATTGTTATTAATAAAACCAGAAAATGCTAAATTTTTTTCTTCTAAATCCATACTCTTATCTAAATAACTAATATCTTTTTGCATAAGAACATGGTTCATTTGGCTTTGCATAATCAATCTACCATGATCTGATATGTAGGGTACTATATGTAGTGTTTTATCCGTCATTGGTTACTAATCTTGGGTATAACGATAAAATGGTTAAAGGTAAAGGTTGAGTTTGTCTTACAAACACAAAACCATCAGTTTCGTAGTTTCCTCTAAACTCCACCTCTTTATCACCTGTAAATGGTGTTATACCTTGGTTCATGGCATTTGCAGATGATCTAAATGGTATTCTTTCTAAATTATTTAAGTCTGGTCCTACTTCTACACCAACACTTTCAAATAATCTTATAGTTATTTCGTATATTCTTTTTGTTTTAGATTGAGAAGTTCCATCTCTTGCTCCAGCATCTATTCTCATAGTTTGTAATAAAGATGTATATGAAAGTCCTACTTTTACTTTTGTTGATGAACGATCTAAAGTTATAGAACCAGAGCTGACTACTTTGTCTGCATGAGTAGCTCCGTCAGCAAGTATAGAAACTGTTTGTCCTTCAAGGTGAGATAAACCAGAGATAGTTGTTGTTGCTGATCCATTATAATCTAACTGGCTATCTAAAAAATTAAATGTAGTGTTATCTGTATTAGTGAAATCAAATGTATTTAAAACTTCTATGTATCTTTTTGTTGCACCATTAATAGTTCTTTTTATAATTACATATACTTCGTATTCAGTATCGTCTGTTGGAATAACAGCAACACTTTCACAAACAGCTTTTCCTGAACCAAAAGCTCCACCAAATATATGTCTATGCCAAGCTGTAACTTGTTGTTCTCTTTGATAAGTAAATCCAACAAGCTCACCATCACCTCGAACTAACCATATAATTTGATTAGGTTCTTGTTGATAAGCCATTTGAGATATTCCGCCTTCAGTAATATGTTCAGCAAGTATAGTCATGTCAGGAGCTATGTAACCATCAACATCAAAGTTATATGCAAGTTCTCTCATTTTTCTTCTAGCTCTTTGCATAAACAAAGTAACATTACCTACAGCTAAAGCATCAAGGTTTGCAGCTCCATGGTTGGATTGTTTTTTAATTAAAATATTTGTTGGAGTTATTGCAACATCTGATCCTCCACCTGATACAGAGAACTCGCCACCTGCTGTTCCAATAATTAATGTTCTTGTTGCAGTCATGAAACGAATAGCATTAACTTGGTTTGATGCGATAGTGTAAATAATTGCATCACTATCTGCTATCGTTCCACCAATATTAGCATCCATGTTTTCATAATCACCAGATTTAGAAAAGAAAACTGTTTGAGGTTGTTCGGTAGTTCCAGCAAATACTAAACGCTGTTCAAAGAAGGTTACAGTAGAAGGATGACCGGTAGTATCTGAAAAAGCTCCAAGTCTCCAATTTTCTGTAGCAGTTGATGCAGAGAGAGTTGTTAATATTTCTATTGTTACATTCGTAGTATTGGTAAATCCTGTTATCTTTGCATAACCACCATGCAGAAAAACAAATCTTCCTACATCTGTAGATGCAAAACCTACTCCACCATTTATTCCTGTTGTTGCAGAAGCTACTAACGATACACCTGTCCCGACTGCGGTTTGTCCGGGATTTAAAGTTGTCGTTGTAGTATTAGGGTCTTGCATTGGACCTTTGGTAAAATCTATTTGTGTCAAAGTCCAATTTATGTGAGATGTTCTTGATAGCTTTCGTGCAGCGTGATTAGGATGAACTATATACATTACATCGGCAGATTGTGCGAACTTAATATCAAACAACTCTGCTGTTAAATAAGGTGTAGCAATTTCTACTGCACTACCACCATTTTGTACTTGACCTTTGTCTTTGTATATCCTGATATATTGATTACCAAATTCTAATATATAAGTTTGTGTTGTTGAAAATTCAAAAGGAACTAATCTTGTTTTATTAGCACTTGTTTTTACTTCTGATATAAATTGTGTACCTGATCTTCTTGCTGCACTACCATGTGGATAGACAATAAAGTTTTCTAAAGTTTTACATCCAGAAGGATATTTAGATAAATCATTACGACCATCTAAACGAGGTGATAATTCTCCTGCTGTAAAGTTTGTAAGCTG